GGTCTGTTCCGCGACCAGCCCGAGTCATACCGGCAGAGCGTGCTGCCCTCAGGCGTGGCGCGCTACGGCCTGACGTCGGGACTTCCGGTGAACCTCATGGGCCTGGTGGGCGAGAACGGCATGATTCACGGCCTCGACCACTTCGGCTGGTCGGCGCCCTACTCCGTTCTCGACGAAAAGTTCGGCTACAACGGGGCTACCGTGGCGGCCGAGGTGAAGAAACTGCTCGGAAAGTAGTCGGGACGTTTGGACTCTTCGGCAACGGATATTAACTTGTCGAATGGAATAGTTGATGGCTGTCTGTTTATCAATATATCCTGAAGATCTGCCGAAAGGTTATAAGTTGTTCCTAATCGCAATTAGTGGAGCCGCGTATCGCGTAAGTGATACGCGGCTTTTGTTAATTTAGAAATCGTATAGACGAGCAAATGTTTTTAACACACATGAAACTTCTGAATATGGAGCAAGAGATCAAAAAAGTTCTACAACTTTAGATATTTGGATAAACCTTATACTTCATTAGATAATAATTAGAATCAATTTGCAGCAATAAACTTACACTCAGATAGACAAATTGTTACATGCGTCTTTATATCGGGTCATCTTAAATAATCAAATCGCAATGTTTCCGCATGCAAACCTGCTTTTACGAATTTGCGCGCTATATTACAGTCCTTTGTGTTAATACGATTGTGTCGGTATTTATGGGCAGACAAACGAAAAGTACAAAGAGGATAGCAGGAAAAGCAGTACAGCAGACAGAAAACCAATAACTTACAGCAGAGCGTCAAATTTTGGCTCGAAAAACGAAATGTGATTTATTGGGATTATACCGTGATTTGACGGCCTCGGACGGCTCCGGTACTTGGATTTAGATTCGAATTTACAGGCGTGTATTGGGATTGCACGCTTTTTTTGTGCCCATTTCCTAACAGGAAGTGCCTGACGGCGCGAAATCGGCGAAAAAGGGGCAAAACAGCCCGGTGTTTAATCGCTCCTTAAACAGCCTTTGAAAACCGGGCGATATTTCGACCTTCCCCCGAAAATTGTACATTTCGTTTTGTTGAAAAAACGGGCATTTTGGGGGTTGGGGTTATAGTTGGGGTTACATTTGGGGTTACAAATTAAGCCGATTCAACCCCCTATAATGCCATATTTCAATCAAAAAACGGGCATTTTTCAGCGATTCGACCCCCTATAATACCAAAAAAACACCGGTAAATCACGGTGCTTTTTGCTATTTATAAGTCTTGTTTTCAGTTCTTTATACCGATATTCCGGTTAAAATGGCACAAAAAAAATATTTTTCACCCCATTGTGTTGAATCTGACGCTGGCTTTTACCAACGCGACCGCACGAATTGAATCCCTCGGAATTTCTTGCGGGGCATGGTGGGGATTGTGGCTTACCAGCCGCACAAATCCTTCAACCTCTGACTTCTGTACGTATTTGATAGTGATGTAGTCTTCGCCGTCAAGCGTGAAAGATAAAAGATACATTTCGCCCCATAGCAAACAGCCGTTTGTGTTGTTGATCTCCTTGTATAGAACAATATCGCCGCTTTTAAGAAGCGGGTACATGGAATCCCCCCGAACATATATAGCCCCATCGCAGGGCGGCAGATTAGGTATTTGCAAATGACTGATAGGGGTCGGGCGTGTTGTATCAGCAAAGAGCGCCACCAGTCCAGCCGCAGCGTCAAGTTCGTAAAGAGGCACGCTCTGTAAATCCAATGTCCGGTCCGTTCGTAAAGGAAACTGCTCGGCGATATTCACCCCAGATAATTGTGTATCCTCAGTATTGAGCATATTGCCTTTATCCATAACCAGCCATTCAAGGCTTAAATCAGGGAATTTGTTGATAATTATCTTTGCTTTGTCTACTCCCAGCGATTTTCCACTATCCAAAAAGCCTACCGACAGCCCTGTTTGGTTGTAAAATCTATTTTTACTAATTCCCTTATATTCAAGGTATTGTTTTATTTTGTCCTTTTCATTCATAAAAAATGATGATTTTTATCTTGTCAAGTAAAGATAATTATCTATATTTGCATCGAGGTTTCAAATGTAACCTTGGCGACAAATATACGAAAATAATTGAATCTATGGCAAAAGTACTCGTGGAGCATGGCGAGGTCGCAAAACTGGCGCGGCTGTTCGGTATAGCCCGAAAAACCGTCAGCGAGGCATTGAGTGGTCAGACCAATACCGACCTCGCAAAGAAAATCCGCAAAGTGGCAATCGACCGCGGCGGAGTAGTTCAACCGACACGAATTTATAAGCGATAATACCATGAACAACACACGCAGAAAACACCTCCGGGACCTTATCGAGAAGACGGAGGGTATCAAGTCGGAGATCGAAGAGATCAGAACCGAAGAGGAGGAGTATTACAACAACATGCCCGAAGCCTTCCAAGATGGCGATAAAGGCGACCGCGCCCAGACGGTGATCGAGTACCTCGACGAAGCGATGACGGCCGCGGGTGATGTCATCGAGAACCTAACCTCGGCAACAGAATAACCAAACCCCTATGAAACGCTTTCTGAAATACTGGGCTATCCAACTGCTGGGGCGTGAGTTCGTCGCCCTGCCCGTAAGGTGCAAGATGACCGGACTGTGGTGGTGTTCCGCGCAGATGTTGATGTGCAGTTGGGCAGACACTAATCCGGGCTGGTCGGCATGGTTGGTAATCGCAAATTTCGTGGGCAGTTGCTTCGCAATGATGACGACTTTCAAGCAAGCAAGAAAATAATACAATAAGGATTATGGCAAAGGATAAATTCACTCGCTCATGGATAACAGAAAATTCCATCGAGGTATTAAGCGACTACGAGCCGGGAGTGCTGACACTCCGCGGTCTTTACTATCAACTTGTAGCCCGTGGCATGACAAATTCCCTACAACATTACAAGCGTGTTGTCGGTGCTATGATCGACGCACGCTGGAATGGTATTGTAGATTTTGACGCCTTTTCGGACCGTGACCGGGCAATGATTGGAGAAACTAAGTTTGCGACAACCGATGTCGGGGAAAGTATCGAAGAAGCAAAAGATGCCATTGGAAATTGGATGCAAATCTACTATAAAAACCGTTGGGAAAATCAACCCATATACCCCGAAATTCTGATTGAGAAAAAAGCCTTGCAGGGGGTTTTTGAAAGCGTTTGTGCCCGCAATAAGGTCGCGCTCGGAGCTTGTAAAGGTTATCCTTCCCTGACCTTCCTAAACGAATTATCAAAACGGTTTATCACAGCCGAGCAGGACGGAAAGCGCCCCGTAATCCTATACTTCGGTGATTATGACCCGTCCGGCGAGGACATTCCCCGTGCGATTCAAGAAAACATCGTGCGTCTTGGTTGCGAAAGTATCGAAGTACGCCGGATTGCTCTCATGCGAGAACAGGTCCTCGAATGGCGGCTTCCTGCAGCACCCGCTAAACTCACGGATAGCAGGACTGCCAAGTGGAATGGTCTCGGTCAAGTCGAATTGGATGCAGTCGAGCCTCGTAAGTTGCAAGCCCTATGTCAATCAGCAATAGACGACATTTTCGACGAAGATTTGTACGGAGAATTGAAGACGGTCGAAAACGAAGAACGGACTATGTATCAAGAAAATTTGCGGCAGTATGTCGCATCTCTCTGAACTTATTAAAAGTTCGACTCCCGTGTAGCTCAATGGTGGAGCGGCGCAATACCCTGAAGACGACGGTTGCCGGTTCGAATCCGGTCACGGGAGCAAAAACAAAAGGTTGAACAATGGAAGTTTACAACAATAGGCTTTGTATCACTCACGACGAGCTGACAAACGGCATAATGAGCGGCACGCTCGTTAAGCAGTTACGGTTCCGTGGGCGGATTGAGCAGCTCCAGCGCGGCGGCAACGGCCGTGAAGCTCTGTTCGCCGTGGATAGCCTTCCTGTGAAATACAAAAACGAGGTTTACCGCCGCTACCCCGATCTGCAAGCGCAGGCCGCGAGCAAGGAGTTTATCGACGAGATCGTTCCGGATGGTGTTGCGATGAACTTCTACGCGGAGTATAAAATCGACGGCACCCGCGGCTTGGACTTCACCAAGCAGCAGGAATACGCCTATAACGCCGCGATACTCGAAGCATTCCGCTCACGGCTCGACCGGGCCAACTCGCAGCGCATGCGCGTCAGCAAACCGCGCGTCAAGAAGTCCGAATTTTGGGCGAAGGCGGCAAAGGCGCTGCCCCGTATCGCCGACCGATTCCCGCACTCGCTGCCCGAAAATCCGCGCCGTTTGCAGGAGAAATTTAACGAGTTCTTCAGGGGCGGTAAAGCGAACTATGAGGTGCTGATCTCCGGCAAGTTCCAAAATGCGAACGCCGCGAAAGTCGAGAGCGACGATCAGAAGGCCACGATACTCAAATTGATTTCCGACCCCCGCAACCTGAACGACAAGCAGGTCGTGATGATCTACAATGCCGTTGCCGAGCAACTTGGCTGGAAGACGATCACGGAACGACCCGTGCAGGAAATGC